CTGCTAGGACGAGCGGCGGCAGCGAGAACATAGCCGATCTCAGGATTCGTTCCAAGTGTGGTGTCGATCTGTGTTTGACCGAGGTTCTGCACGATCTCGAGATACGGGATCTCAGTTGCCATTTGGGCAGGAACCGCGCTCGGCGGTTGAGATGGGTTCACCCATTCGGTCTCAGAGTCAACGATCACCTGAGTAAGCGGTGTGACGAAAACGTCTTCAGAACACGAGATGCGAATGCGATTATTCTTTCCATCACCGAATGCGATTTCGGTAACTCGCATCACCATATCAGCGATCTTCCACTTTGCCCAAGAGAGCTTGAACACGTCACCGACGTTGAGATCTTTGGCCGTTTGATCAGTGTAGATCGTGCAAGAGAGGAACGTCGAAGACAGAGACCTCAGGTCTCTCTGGGCAGCGACCGTTGCATTCCGCTTGTGTGAGAAGCCGGGATACTGGATAGGCGCATCAATCACTTGACCCTGCATCTGCGCGAGAGCAGTATCAGTGACATTGATGCTATCGTCGTTCCCAGTCTTGTAATTCCAAAATTTGACTGTGACGCTGTTGGACAGTTCACCAAAAGTAGGCTTTGAAGGATTTGAAATTTCGGAGATATTGCTCTCGTCGAGGGTGATCAGTGCACCGACATCGTAGTCATCACGGATCAGCTTGAGAACGAACTTTCCGGTAGTTCTTGATACATAGAGAGCAGCATCAATATGACGAACAATTTCCTTGACAAATTCGTCGATAGTCATCGACTTGTCCCAAAGGATGGAGATCCCAAGACCTTCGGCGAAAAGCGTGTCAGCAGCAGACATGAAAGACGTATCATCAATATCAGAGGTTTGATACCCCATGCCCCAATCAGGATCAACGAGACACTCTCTGATGATGTGAGCAGGGTTCATGTCGACCTGTGGACCAGACAAATATTCAACTTGGATGGTGAGAGTAGCGTTATCGACAAGGTATGGATTCTCGTCTCTGAAATAGACGTGCATCGTATGAGAACCAGAATTCCCTACATAATGCTCGAAATCGAAAGTGAAACCGAAAACATTGTCATTCGAAGGGTTCGGATCATAGATCTTCACGCCATCAAAATAGATAGCGCAAGAATTCTCTCCGCTTCCGTAGATACGGATAGTTCCCTTCGAGGGCATACTGAAAGTCTTCCTGATCCAGTAGCCAACTGTTCCAGCACCAGAGACTGTCAGTTGTGTACCGGCACCACCAGCAGAGCGATGGAAAGGACCGGGTCCGCTGACTGCATAGCCAGTATCGAGAGGTGAAGACGGAGGAGTGTAATAGCCGTCGTATTCGATTTCCCACGTATCTCCGGTAGCGACAATAGCAGCACTCGAAATGCCATCACCGAAGATTGCAGATTTCGCATCATACCATTGAGTTGCTCCTCCTGTAGTCTTATGAATACGAGTTCCGTTGAAAGACCATTTCTTGAGATACGGGTTGACGCCCAAATAGGGACGGTTCAGGACTGCTCCGACAACACCGCGAAAAGCCGGAATGAGAGAACCAAGCTGGCTGAGAAGATAGCTGTTCTGTCCCTGCGTGGAAGCTCCCATCTCGATATCGACAAGACCAGAGATACCACCTTCGCGTTCATCACCACCGAACAAGCTCGGGTTGTCGATGCTGATGGTTCCACCAGTTTCCTCGCCTTCCCAAGCGATACGGTCTTCGACCATGATCCGATTGATCTTATCAATCGGCCCGTGACACAGGATCATGTGCATACCGAGATAGTATCGGTAGCCGACTGTTTGTTTCTTAGATCCCCCCACGAGCGATCTCCACAAGATCTTCGATCATTGCATCACCAGTCTTAAGCAACTCAGATGCAGGGATGCCATGTTCGAGAAATTTGTTCCAATCAATACCGTGACGCTCACAGAATGCTCTGGAGCCGCGAGAACACATCTTCGCTTTGCGAACGTGAGCCATAGTTACGATTACATCATCACTCATTTCTTACCGCCTTTCTTCTTGATGGCGGAAGTTTTGAGATCACCGTACCAGACGACGTTCGGGCCATTCAGATCCTTTGACCCAAAGAGGACAGGGATCTCACGGCCAGCCTCGGCGGTCGGCACTTGGAATTCATCTATGCCAGCCGGTTTCTGCGGCTGGATCTTCGGACGCGTTGCATAGACAATCGCGTAAGAGACAATGAAGAGAGCGACATACCACCACATTAGACGATCGAGCTCCCTCCCATTGGGTTATTGTCAGGGATCCAGTCAAAGCCACCGTAGTTCAGCAAGTTCGAAAACTTGGAGTTGCAGGTAGCGCGACTGTGATCACAGCCTGGGAAGATAGAAATCGCAAGGCCGGGTCCGCTTGCCGCGAACGCAGATACAAGAGAAGAACCCATTCGTTGGAGAACGAGCTGATTGCCAACATGGTTGATAATATAGGAGTAGGCACCATCAGGCGCGGCTACCATACCGCTGAGATAGTATCCGTTAGCGTGTAATGCGGCCTCAGGGACCGTCAGCGTGTTGCCTACGATATTGTTCAAGGTTGCTGCAACTTCAAAGCTGGACGGAACGAGAGTGCATCCTCTTCCGTACAGAGCATGTCGGCAGTTCTTCTGGAACGTTGCTCGGAGACCGGGTCTACGCAAGCTGGTGAAGATAGACTCGAACGTGAGCGTCAGGTAAGAGTCTGATGGCTGATAGCTCGAGAGTCGACCTTTCCAGGACGTCGACACAGTTCCATCACGATTGGTGAAAACAGACATCGTGATAATCTGTTCGGTGTATGAGGTCAGAACGATCACTGCAAGCTCGTGATCAATCGGAATATCGAGAGTCAGCGAGGCCTTGGAGATTTCGTTCTTCTGAACGACTTCGCTTCTTTCGATAGCGACAGGATCATAGATCTCAGTTCCGCTTCCAGCGTCGTACGACTGTTCCTGATCTGCACTCGTGAGAGTCCAGATATCAGAACCAGAGACTATGCGAAAGAGGTCTATCGTGATCATGGTTCGATCTCAACAATCCTAAAGCTGCTTGTGCTGACACCGCCAGTGGAGTGACGGATCTCAACAGAGTCAGTGTCAAGACGCATCTTGCCAAGCCAAGATACACGGTCAATGGTGCTCACGACAATACCCAAAGCAGTGTCAAGCGTCAACGACATCGTGTCTGCATCAACAATTGCCACAGAAAGGATTTCCCTCATGTACCAGACACCAGCCGCCTGGACTGCTATGTGGGTTCTGTTCTGACAAGAACGAAGGTAGCCATCACGATCAACTGACATGGTAGTCGTGATAGTTCCAGAGTTCTTGACTTTCAGATCTTGCTCAAACGAAGGTTGCCAGAACTGGCGATACCGGCCAGCACGACGATGAAGGAATTGACGAAGAGCCCAAGCGGAGGACAGATCTTCGTTCAGGACACGGTGCGTTCTGCCGATGCGCGTGTTCAACCAAGTTCCGTAGAACTCGACCAAGCCGATACCGGGATCGAAGACATCAGGGTTCGAGATCATATCGTCGCTCGTACCATCACCTTCAATGAGACCAGCCTCAGTGTAGAGATCGTCAGAGTTGTATTGGGTTGGAGCAGAGACAGTCAGCTCTTTGTTGTCAAGGATCCTGATCTCAAACTCGAATTCGGCTTTATATCCATCAAGGTTCTTGCTCACTCCATCTGGGATGAACCCATAGCGAAGCGGCATGATCCACGCTTTCGAGAAAGCCTTGGTCAGCGTGTTCAAGGTCAAAGAACCAGACGCAACGCTTTCGACCCCAATGACTTGCCAGTTGTCGAAACTCTGCCACAAGATTGCGAGACCGGGTCCACGATACTCAGACTTCGTGGTATCGAAAGCAATCGTATTCGCTCCGGCTGTGACTGCACCGAGAATAGTCGGCTGTGTCCAGACAGGGATCATGAATTTATTGGAGAGATCTCCCCACAGAATATTGTGACCGAGCCGTTTCTTTTCCGGCGGCGCAGGGAAATTCATCTTGAATTTCTGTCTCGGAGAAACAGCAACCTTGATGCGTTCTTCGTTGCCATCTTTCGAGATATTCAAGTCAGTCAGCCATTCAAGAGTTTCAGTGATCGGAGCTTGCGGCTGAAGAGGGAAGACCACAGGAAGATAGCCAGCCTCAACGGAGATATACGAAAGACCAGTCGCGTTGTTATCGTCCAGACAAAGCAGGGCGATCTCGTGAGTTCCCGAAGTAGCAAGATCGAGCGGGATCATGATACGATATTCAGGAACGTCGGTCCTTCCTGCATTCGCTGGGTTCACAGTGCCGACATAGGCACCATCCCAATAGAGATAGAGAGCCTGTTCAATTCGTCCGGTGATCAGAACTTCTGCAAGTCCTGAAAGATCAACATAACGTCTGATCCAGAGACCATTTGTCCTCGTCCACGCAGTCGCGGGAGGAATATCATTGATCGTGAATGTTCCTTCCCCAAAGGGACCGGGTCCACTCGACCAGCCAGAGGCAGGTACAGTTTCGAGGGAAGGATCAGCCGGTACGGTATTCGCCGCAAGCTGGTACTCCCACGTTGCGCCTTTCGAGATAAGAACCATCAGTAACGACCCCTGTCAAGGATGCCAGTTTTCTGGATCGTGTTGATGATAACCGCTTCACCCTCAGGAGTGTTGAGGAACTGACCAACAATGCCGGGATCAAGCACGTTGACGATCTTCGGGTTGACCTGCACACTCGCAGACCCACTAGAAGTTCCGTCACCGCTCTTCATCTGTTCCTTCTGTCGCTGTTGCTGTCCTGGTGTGAGGATATCAACACGCTCATCAGGACGCTTCTTAAATGCGACCACTTGGCTATCCGTCGAACCCGGACCATGAGGCAGGATCGTAGCGCCACCAGCGAAGCCGGGGAGAATGGAGCCACCCTGACTGAAGCCACCGACAGGGATACCGAACACGTTGCCCAAGAGACGAAGGAGTATCTGTTGGGCTGCGAGCTTGAGAAGCTGAGCGAACAGGTCGTTGAAGAACTGTCGAACATTGAATTCACCAGTCTTCGCAAACTCAACGATAGCGTCGGCTGCGCTGTTCGCAGCGCCAACGACCCAATTCCCAAGGGCGTCACCAAGCTGGCTCGCAGATTGAATGCTGCTTGCGATAGCCGCACGGAAGCTGCCAGCGAGAGTTCCGCTTGCTTTGTCAGCATTGATTTGAAGCTCTCTCAGCTTCGTGTTATACATGTCGAGCGTGATCGCACCTTGCTGGAACAACTGGTTCAGTGCCTGTTGCCCAATGATGAACTGTTCCTGAGGGCCGTGGATCTCCTGCAAGATCTGACCCTGGACCTTCGATACTTCAAGAGCTTGAACAGCCGCAGCGACCTGATCCTTTTCGGCAGCAGTCAGTTCCCGCTTGATCGATTTCTCGATTTGCAAGATCTGGTTATTGATCTCTTTCTGAATGCCGTACTGTTTCTCCAGATCGATTTTCTGTTGCAGTTCAGCGAGTTCAGAAGCGAAGTCTTTCTTACTTCCTCCACCACCTTTCCCACCACCAGCACCACCAGCACCACCAGCACCACCAGCACCACCGCCTAGGTTTTCGAGTTGACCATTAGCAGAAGCTTCCACATTCTTGCGAGCACGGTCAACTATTTGACCACCAACATTCGAGGCAGCATCAAGCATGGTCTTGCCAGCGTTGCCAACGAAATCAGTCGCATAAGCATTTGCGAACTCTTTGGCATAAATACCACCAGCTTCTGCCGCAGCACCAGTGACGTCGCCTTTGAACTGGTCGAGCGTGAACTTACCATCTTTGACAAACGGTTCGAAGGAGGGGAATTTAGGAAGATCGAATTTGATATCACCAGCAGCTTCGCCGACTGCTGAGAAAGCGTCGATAGAAATTCCTGGCAGCTTGTTCAAAGCTGCGACAACGACGTTGATAGCCGCGATCAGCTTCGCCTTAAGATACACACCAGCCTTTTCAGCAATCGCAGCAATCGCACCGGGCAATGCCTGGAAGGCATCGACGATGTAAGTCAACGCATCAGAAGCAAACTGAGAGATAGACTCCATCGCAGCCCCGAATTTATCAG